AGACTTGGCTGACATAATTACTGAGGTACATTTTAATGTTACTGCCACAGACACTTCTTTAAATTCCGTTACTTTTCCGTGGGCTTTTACATTTTGTAAATTTACAACATCTGGTACTTGCCCTTTAACAGGCAAAACTATTAACTTTACACCACTTGAAGAGCTTACAGACGCAAAAATTATTGGGTGGATTAAATCAGCCTTTGCTTATCAAGATAGAGACATAATGCTGAACCATTATGCGGCACAATTATTAGAAGGCAGAACTCCTGATAACCCAGAGCCGCTGCCTGATACCTCAGATCCAACAGATGTAGCCAACTAAATCATAATAAGGTAAGATAAAACCATGAAGAATACAGGCATAAACAAACCTCTTGACCACCAAGAGCCCCACACATATAAAGATCTTTGCAGCTGTTCTTACTCAACAGTAAAGGATCATGATGGGACTATTCCTGGGGTAAAAGAATCTGAAAAACCATTTTTTGATCTTTGGAGAAAAGATAAGGAGTAATTATGTATAACTATGGCAAAAATAAACCTAGTAAAAAGAAATCTATGACTAAAAAACCTAAGTCAATGAAAATGTCTTACGGCAAAAAGAAAAAGAAGTAGGTAAGTATGGATAAGCTAGGAGTGCTTTGCACACAAAAGGAAGTGCTGCACGGTCAACGTGCACAAATAACTTTAGATTTAGAGGTTTTATTAAATAACCCAACTAGTATTCCTGAGCATACAGCTTTTAGTATTGAACTAGATAAGCTCATAGGACAACTAGCAGAGGTTAATGATAAGATAAAGATTATTGATTTTTTAATATCAACATCGGAGAAATCAAATGGCTAATGAAAAATATATGCAAGCAGCAAAAGCTCGCAAAAATAAAAGAAAGAAAAGCACAATGAAATTTCCTGATTTAAATAAAGACGGAAAAATAACTTATGCTGATGTTCTTATGGGCCGCGGCGTAAAAGGTAAATAAATAATGAGATATAAACCAGAAGGCAAAGAAGAGTCTAATGAACATTTAGGCAAGGTAAAAAGCATTAAAATTGAGCATAATTCACCTAATCAAAGTTCAACAGAAGGTTTTGATCTTATGAGTCCAGAAGAAGTTTCAGAGTATTTTGACAATATACCCATGGATAAAAAGAAAGAGGAGAAAAAATAATGGGTACACGAGTTCCGAAGGGCAAGGGCACACCTGGAAAAGTAAAAACAGTAGATGAAGTTTATGATGTTATTGATCATCAATTAAAACCCTATGAACCAAAATTAATAAATGCAGCGGGAATATCTGATAAGATTATTAGAAAAATGATGGGAGTAAACCCAAAAACACCATCGCCTGAACAGGGTAAAACTTATATTAAAAAGAAAAATGGCAAAAACTAAAACTAGACCCCTTCAAAAAGTTGTAAAGAAAAGTATTACTAAACGACAAGAAGCTGCTTTAAAAAGACACAGCAAACACCACAATGCAAAACATATGGCTTTTATGAAAAGACGTATGCTCATGGGAGACACCATGCGCGAAGCACACAAAAAGGCCATGGATAAAACTGGTAAGTAGTGGCTACTAAAAGAAACTATCGTAAAGAGTACGATAACTACCATTCAAAAGAAACACAAAAAAAACGCAGAGCTGGACGCAACAAGTCTAGGCGTATTATGGTGAGCTTAGGTAAAGCTAAAAAAGGCGACGGTAAAGATGTAGCACATAAAGATAACAATCCTTTAAATGCTAAAGTAAAGAATATTAGAATGGAATCGAAAAAATCTAATAGATCTTTTAAACGCACAAAAACATCCCGCAGGAAGAGAAGTTGAACATCATTTGGTATACTATAATAATAGCCTTATTGATTATGGCAGGAGTTTTTTATATGGAATACATTGAAAAGTTTTTTAAAAAAATGAAAAAAAGTTATGCAAAACTTTTTAAATGGGGATTAACACCCAATAAACCACAAGCGCCAAAGAAAAGAGGGCGCCCAAGAAAGAACAAATAATGCCAAGAAAACCAGTAAAAAAGAAAACTAGTAGTAGAAAGGGGGCAACTCCCACCAATCCAAGCTTATATGCTAGAGTAAAGTCAGAAGCTAAACGTAAGTTTAAAGTTTGGCCTTCAGCATATGCTTCAGGTTGGTTGACTAAGACTTACAAACAAAGAGGTGGGGGCTACAGATAGTGGCTAAACCAACGGGTGGACTCACTAAATGGTTTAATGAAGAGTGGGTTGATATAGGCAGAAAGAAAAAAGGTGGCGGGTATGCGCCTTGTGGAAGAAAAAAAGCTTCTACTAAAAGTAAAGGATATCCAAAATGTGTACCTAAAGCTAAAGCTGCGCGTATGACAGAGGCACAAAAAAAGAGTGCGGTAAAACGTAAACGAGCTAAAGCTCAAGGTGTAGGCGGTAAACCAACAAGAGTAAGTACTTATGGCAGAAAAAAGAAAAAAAGATCCTAGATTAGCAAGAGCGGGCGTTAGTGGTTATAACAAACCAAAACGTACCCCCAGTCACCCAAAAAAATCACATGTTGTAGTAGCTAAAGAAGGCAGCAAAATTAAAACAATTCGATTTGGTGAGCAAGGAGCTAAGACTGCTGGCAAACCAAAAGCGGGTGAATCAGAACGTATGAAAAAGAAAAGGGCTTCTTTTAAAGCTAGACATAGAAGAAACATTTCTAGAGGCAAAATGTCAGCTGCTTACTGGGCAGACAAAGTTAAATGGTAGTCAAAAAGAAAAAAGACAAAAAGTGGATTCAAAAAGCTATTAAAAAACCTGGGGCTTTTAGTGCCCAAGCAAAGAAAGAAAAGATGTCTGTTTCTAAATTTGCAGACAAAGTATTAAAAAAAGGTAGTAAATACTCAGAAACTACTAAAAAACGTGCCAGATTGGCAAAAACCCTCAAAAAAATCAGATCTAAGAAAAAATGACCTCGTGAGAACGTGCTGGTTGCATTTTCTTAAGGTAGTTAATGTAATAAGTATCGTAAGAGCTAAAATGCAGTGACGGGCTTCTCAGAGCGTGTAACGCGGTTTTGCTGTTTTAGTTGTCTTATATTGTAGTTTTCACCCGCATTTCGTAAATTTATGAGTTTTTTCTCAAGTTTTGAGTAAGTTCCCCATTCTTTTAGCTCAGTTGCGGTTCTTCCACAGCCTTTGCAACGTTCATCACCCCATTGGGTTACAGAACAAACTCCAATACAAGGACAATCTGCAAGACTTGCACAACAACCAATTGCTTTTGTTAATCTAGTAAACCCTGTTTCTTCAGTCATTGTTTTTTTTCTACAACTTTTATTAGACGCTGTAGATACCACTCTGCTTTTCGCAAGTCCTGTTCTTGGTTTTTTTGTTCATACCGCCAAAGATATTTCATTACATTACCTTTACAGTACGCAGCAAATTGATCATCTGTCATACTTGCTTGTATTGCACTTATGCACTCTATACCACCTTGGTTATAGTGTGCAGGTTTGTTTACTGGGTCAAATTCCATTTAATCCTCCTTATTATGTAAACATATGTTGCTTATTTTGTCTATAAATTGCTCAATTGGCAAGGCACACTTGAGAAACTCGTCTAAAGTAAAAAATTCTTTTTGGAAGTCTTGGCTTACAATACAAAGATCCGGGGCCCCTAAAATGTAATACACAGGCATGTTGTAGTCATACTGTCTTTGTAACCAGATTCTTTGTTGTGGCGAAAGATCAACTTTTATTTTTGACGTGCCACGTTTGGGAAGTTGTTGTATATATTTGTATTCAAAAAAAGCAAACCCTGCTGGGCCTGAATAAAAAGTGTCGGGTACACCGCCATGATATGGATCATTGATTTTCCACTTATAAATTTCTTTAGGAAGTTTCTTGTGGATTTTGTTGATGAAGTCCTTTTCTTTCAAACTTTATTTCTCGCTCTCGCATAAGAAGCTGTAAATCATGCCAACGATAAAACGTTTTATTTACATGATCCCAGAACCAACCTTTATGTGCAGTAGAACATTTGCAGGCATGCTTGGGTTTATTACATTTATTACAATCTAACATTAAATACATCCTAAACTTAGTATACACGGCGCGACAGTATATGTCGCACCATGTAAGCAAAATAATTACTTAGATACGCTATCAAATACTTTTTTAGCGTTTTCGTAATCGTCATCAGTAACCCAACCAACATTTTCTACGGCAATGTTATAAAACTTTTGCCCTGCACGGTTTTGGGTTTGTGAAGAAGACATCTTCCATAGAGAAGAAAATCTATCTCCACCTAAACGGGCGACTTGCGTGTTCCATTCTCTTGAGACTCTTAGCTTCGATGAAGCACAGTCAAAGATAAATGGTGTATCAAGTGCACCTGTTTTTGCATCTTTTTTAATTAAAAGATGAGATTGAGTCTGAGTGATGTCAAAATCATCAGGATTCAATCCTTGTGCAGTTAGAGAATCAATGGCATCTTTTTCAGTACTGTATGTACCTGCTAAGCCCCCACCTTTTTCTCGTTTTTTCCAAGCGACAAACTCTTCGGTGAATTTTACGTTAATAACGTAAATTTCTTTTCCGTAGTTTTCTCTTGTTATGGTGTTGATAAAGTCACCTGGTTT